GAAAATACTTCTGCCATGCCTCGTACTCTGCTCCGTAGTCATCGTCGTTAGGTTCGTCGACGCATAGGACCATTGTAACGTACTGCATACCAGCGCTATGGTTTTCAACATAACCCGAGGCATATTGCTCGAACATGTACTTGTTTCTGTTCAAGCGGACGACAGATTCAAATACAACCGCCTGAGTGAATCCCTGATACGGATAACCAAGCTGCATCCATGAGAACTTCTGAGTATACGCTTTCAGGTCTTTACCATTGGCGATGATATACTCGAAGTCCATGTTGTGCTGACGCAAGTGCATCAACATCTTATTTTCAATCAAGCTCTTATTGTAAAGGTTCTCCATGTGAACGTCCTTATGACGATCAAACAGATTGGTGGTGTTGATTATCACCTTCACCTTGATATAATCCTTACCCTTCGTATCAACAGGCGAATTGTTGTTCGCTTTGATGACAGCTCCTTTATTGTCGACAAACAGATAGTTACACTGGAATGGATCGCAAATCTTATGCACGAGCTTCTTGTTAGCAATCAGCTCGATCTTCTTTCTGCCGTCATTGCCTATGAATGCCTTCAGGGCATCCTTATTCGCAAACACGACTTCAGGTAACTTCTTGTCTTCGTCCATATTACTTGTCGACTTTGTGTTTCTCAATCACTGCCGCTTTCTTCTGCTGAATTTCCTTCTGCATGAGCTTGCGCTTTGCAGCCTTTTCAGCTTTCAATTTTTTGGTGTCCATTTAGCTTGAAGCGTTTAATTTGTTCTTCAACAGGTACCTCCTCCTCTGTATCATCAACTTCTTCGCCGTCAACAGGCGCACCCGCGCCCGGAGGAGGTGCCGGTGGTGCTGGTGCTTTAATACCCATGACTTCAAGTTGCTCTGGCTCATAATCAAAAATCTTCCTATCACCATCGGGTCCTACGTCTGGCAGGTCAAGCTCTTTCAACCACTGATTGAGCGTTATACCTCCCATTAGGAACATCTTCTCCAAGTAGCTTGAAGCCAATTGGTAGGCTGTATACTTGTCCTTGTCGGAGGTCTGCAGCTCTGGAATATGATCCCATAGAACCTTATAGCAATAGTCTGTACCATCAAGACCGAGGAATGTGGACAGTTCGAGCGCGTCCAGATCGCTCTTCGGTATCACGGTACCGGTATACAACCGCTGAATACTTTGTTGCTGATTCTCAAAGGTTGCCCCTTGCAAATAAAGCTTTAGGAGGATTTCAGGAACGCCGAAGACGTTGGCGCAGATCATCGCGTCAGTAGCGATCTCTTCAAACAATCCGAGCTTGCGCACGTCTCTGTTGATCGGTATAGCGCTAACAGGATAAGGTGCGAACCATGCCCACTTCTGCCCCTCAAGGGTACCATAGCCGTCAATAGCGTCTTTCAGTTCCTTGATCTCATCGACATCCATCGGAACGTTACCGCTTTCATCCTTTGCGTTGGGAGAAATGATAACATCCATACCGCGATTTCGCATGATGACGTTCCTGCTCTCATAAGCCATATCGATATTTGAAACAGGACGGGAGAGGTTTGCGATCTTAGAACGACCAAACACCACACCCATGTTAACATCCGTATTCGGCTCTGCCTGAAGAAGGACCTCTTCACCGGTAAAAACTTTTTCATATTCCCCGTACTTGAATCTCCATTCCTTGATGACATCGCTCCTCTTCTGTGCGTCGAAGAAGCTGCCACCCGCTTTATACTCCATCCAGTTAGGCCATGGGTTAGAAAGCGATTGGACAGTCATGATGTTTGGCTTACCATTGGTAAATCCTATAGGGGAGTTCGCATACGTCATCACATTGCCATACATCTCCTGAAAGGTCCTGCGCTGCTGAAGGAATGTAAACCACGACTGCATAGCGTTCGGACGGTCAATGATACGGTACATGGATTGCGGAATAGGAGAGCGGTTCTTGCGCTCAACCATCCGGTCTTTGTTCTTATCCCATGCTACCCACTTGCCGTTTGAGCCGTGCGTAGACAAGATGTTAATGATAGCGAAGATCACCGGGTTGGTCTGATACACTCGCAGGAATGCATCGAAGCCGATCAGTTGTTGGAAGTGTGGAAACTGTTGCCCCCCAAGGGAGCTGACAAGGTAAGGAAGTCCGAAGCGTTCAAGTGATGTAAGGGTATTGCCGGTCGGCATAACAGTCGATCTTCCCTCTGGCCATAGCCCCGAAACAACCGACTTAACTACTCGTTCAAGCAATCCCACGCGTAGAATTTATTTCCCGAAAGGTCCTACATCAGCATGGGTTTTGAAAGGATGGGAAACTTTTGTCTCATTACGCCGGGGCAATTGGGACATTATGGCATGACAGAATTACCGTCTACGCTTGTACAGGATCACATTGAAGTAGATCACAAAGCTGTTATATACCTCCTTGAATGTGCCATCTCTCTGCCTCGCTATCTCCCACCGTCGAATCGTTTTCCTGTCAACACCAATGAGTCTTGATGCCTCGGCCTTGGTTACGTTCTCATGTGATTGATCTCTGCGGGTGTCAATTATCGTCATTTCAAATGGCTTTTGTCTCGGTATTGTTTATGCATTCGGTAGTAGTGGAGTATGTATGCTCCCAAGATAACACGAATCTTTTGCTTGGCTTTCATCGCAGGACGGCAGAAGTTGAAGTCAAATAGGTTCCCGTTAGGAGAAAACATGGTCTCCTGAAAGGGATTTTGCTTCCAATATGCCTTACGAAAGAGCATGAAGAACCCTGCTAAGTACCTGATATCCTCACATTCGCCATTCATGTACGTATGCGCGCGCGCGATGGTATGCTGATAGTGATTCAGGATGTTCGGGTCATCATCCACCCGGGAGGAGTAATGTCTGAGGAAAGAAAGGCCGACACGGTTGGTCTTGGCTCCGAACAGCGTAGTGTCCGGGTATCGCTCAATTGCCTTTTCAATGATGGGAAAGATTAATTCAGGGGCAAGCATCATGGTATCGGTGTCCATGATGAGTATCCAATCATCGTCGTTAGGGACGAGCTCGCAATGGGCATTGTACTCCTTGCCAATCTCCTTTGTGCTGCTGAAGGGTTTGAATTTATAGATCATACGTGCTTACAACTCGTGGCCCGTTGGTGTCATACAGGGTCTTAAACCGCTCAACAAACTCCTTTGCCTCGTCAAGATTGCTAAACTTCGCTGCAGGTGGTATAGGCATACCGTGAAAGATATGGAACCGCCGACCGAACATGTCAAGCGTGTGCCATTCATACGTATCGGGTTTCTGTGGTCGCATGAACAACCAGCGCCAAGGGCTGAAGTTGTCGTGCTTGAGCTCTGCCTGCACAGTGAACTCTCCGGTAATGGTTTCAATGATTCTGAGTTTCATTTAATCTTTTTAAAGTTTGCGATGGAATTCCGAATGCCTGACAGACGAGCTCACAGTCACGGCTAATCTCTTCAAACATCATTAGTCTTGCCCTATCAAGAATCAACTCCTTGTAGCCTGCCTCAAAGAGCTTCCTGAGTCGTTTCTTTTTCTTGCGTGGTATTCTGATTCTGCTCATCGCTTTGAATTATCGGACCCCAATGGCCCATACAACACTCTGCTTCCTTTACTCTCGTCTTAGCTGGCATGTTACACTTACACGCCATACACCACTTCTTCGGCGTCAACATCCTCGACGGATAGCGGTTGCAGATCGACATTCGCTTCTTGAATATCTCCTCATTGGCTCCTGTCAATAGATTGACGAACCCTTTAATGATCTGTACAGGCTTAAAGCCTCCGCATCCGAAACATCCCATGTTCGAAGTCTTTTATTTTTTTATCCAAGGCGTTGATCTTCCGTAACTGCTGATCGAATTTCGGAGTATTCATTGGCATTGCCATAAGATCATTACGCAACTTCTTCATTTGCTCCTTGGCCTCTTTGATGCTCATGGTAGCTGTTCAAGTTTCTCTGACGCCTTCGAACGCTTAATCGTATCAAGCAGGCTCTCAAATGATCTGAGTCGCAATAGCTGCTTACGTTCCTTGTCAAAGCGATCCCATGTGATCTCTCCTACCGGGGTGCTCTTCTTCCACCATGCCTTCCAAATGACCGAACATCCGTAATCCGCGTCAACGGTCATGAAGTCTATGCCATTGATCTCTCCAAGTCTCGCCGCAAACTTATAGACGTCTCCGCACCATTCACCGTTGTCCCTTGGAACGTGAGTGATATGCTCGCTATGAGGATTGCAGTCATGCATAACGATGAATCCCCTGTTGGTAATGTTCTTCAGTGCGTTATAGAAGTCCTTCTCAACCTGATCAGCATGATGTAGCCCGTCTATGAATACCAACCCGAAGTCAAACACGTGCGTGTGGGATGCCTTGTCAAGTATACCGTGCTGCTCGAACTGCTCGAAGAAGTCATCACTCGTTACCTTGAAGTCTGCATTGGCCTTGGGGTCCGGGTCAACACACATCTTGATCGGACACTTGATCTTATTGAAGTTGTGCGCACGATTGAAGGTACCAATCTCAAGGTACGTTCTCAGACCATTGGTCTTGATGAGGAGGTTGATGAGTTCGCTATGATGCTTCATTTTTTTCTGTGCGGTTTATAGTTCACTTTAAGTACTGCGCAATAGTATCCTTCGAATACAAGTTCATATCTGTCGTAGGCTGCAAGCACGAGGTTAACTGTCTCTCTCACGCCGTTGTTGGGATTGTTGGGTTGGTTGTAGTCATCAAAGATAATTATGCCTCCCGCTTCTACCCATGGCGCGTATCTGCTGAAATCACTCATGCAGCCTTCAAGGGAATGATCTCCGTCTATGAACAAGGCGTCGATCTCTAACTCCCATGGTACACGAGCTGAGTCTCCAAGAATCTGAATCACATTCGGTCCGAGCTTCTGATTGATCGCAAGCATCTCGTAATGCTCGTATTGCTTGTATATCCTACCATCACCATACAGTCCGAACCCGTCAATGGTATAGACCATCCAGTGCGGTCGAAGCTTGGAGAAGAATTCTGCCGACTCACCCCACCCGGTACCGATCTCAAGCATCCTGTCTCCGTGCTCTGGCATGAGCTTGGTGACGATATCAACGACTTCCTGCTTAAGCATGTGCATAACTTTACTCCTCAACTTTTACGTTGTACGCTTTTCTGACTATCACATCTGACTTCCTCACGGTGTGAAGGCTTGGTGTCAATGGCTTGTTGAAGGTAAGGAAGCATACCCATAGCTTACCTGTGAAGAGTAGGTATATCCGCTCCCATAAAGCGAGCTTCATACAGAATACGAACTCACCTTCCTTGCTCTTGAACTTCAGGCCGGGTAGCTGATTGTATTCAGGCTGGTTCTCTGCATAGGTGTGATTGACTTCGGGGAATTTGATTGCTTTCATATCGTATTGTTCTTAATGGTGATGCGATCTATCAATGGCATGAGGTTGCAGAGCCGTGCGCACGCCTCAACGCTGTCGTTATACAAATTGTACGGGGCAACAAAGTACCTCGGTTTATATCCTCGAACCTCAAGGGCTGTCGCACACTCCTCGATGGACTCCATGATCTCTGGTGGCTCAAGCTTAGTGTGGTCAACGTGATTGTGGGAGTGGCATTCGATATTGTGATGCTTGGAAAGCTTATCAAGCTGCTCCCATGTCAGGTATCCGGGCTTACCTATGAGCGAGGTGCATACAAAGAGCTTAGCCCTCTGGTTGACCTCTCTCATCATCTCGCACGCCTTGAAGTTGCAGGACATACCGTCATCCATGGTAATCCAATCATAGGTTTTCTTCCGGATGTCGTGCCAGAACTGGTCATAGGTCCTGCTAAAGACGTACTCATCGTACTTGTCAGTGAATCGGTGATAGGATAAAATAATCAGTTGTTTGTGTACCATAGGTTATACCATGATTGAACAAGTGGTCGATAGTGGTAGGCTTGAGCGCCATTTCAATTTAAACTTCCTTTCGCTCTCATAGAAGGTTGCTGGTTTTGCTGAACCAACAACCCGCTCGGAGTTGTGATGACAATACGCCGGTATCACGTAGTTCTTATAGCCAAGCTTCATAGCCTGTATGCAAATGTCTGCGCCGTAGAAGTCCATGGAGAATTGCTCATCGAACCCGACTTGAATCTGAGTATTAACAATAAGGATCAGCTCATCAAGCGTCTCTACTTGCTGAGGATGATCAAAGGGATGGCCCCAACGTGATCCGCGATCAAGCACATGCCCTAACAGCTCTCTCTTACGCCTACCTACTATCGTCGCACCGGCAACACCAAGCACACCCCAATTCTCAGGTAAGACTTTGATCGACTTCTCTAATTGATCTTGGAATTCATCAGGAAGGAATACATCATGATGCATGTAGATTGTAATCAGCTCCCCTCGCTTGGCAGTATTGTATGCCTTGGGAATGTTCGAATAGTTACGCATGATGGAGATGTCCGCTGCAGGTGTCTCGTCAAACAACTTGGATGGAACAACGTTTTTCTTTAACACCTCTGGCTTATGCGAGGCAATGACTATTCGGTATTTGCTCATGCTCGAAGATAATATTTTTTCATCCTCTTCTTCAACTTCCGAGGCAGCCGTTTTATTATTCGCTTACCATCGACGCGCATGTTGTAGGCGTCCCATGGATGTAGAATAATTGCGGTAGGTTTAAAACTATTCGTGTTTGACATGTCTCGTATTGCGCGAAACACATCATAGATGTCCGGCTCGTTCATTTCAGTTCTATTTTTGCTAACATCAGCCCGGGTACCTTATCGAAATGAATTATGTTCCCGTATTCCCTCAACCAATCCTTGAAGCTCTCCTCCTCGTATATCCTGAGCTGAGACCATACCTTCATCTCTCCCTCCGGTACCGTGCAGACGAAATACTTTGCGATCCGACGAACCTCCTTCATGAAGTCGTCAGGCCGTTCGAGGTATTCAAGTGCCTGAGATATCGTCACTGTTGTTACCGCTCCCGTGACAACCACCTTGCTAAGGTCGTATGCATTGACAATGAAGTAGGGTGCATAATTGGCTGCCTTCTTTGCTGCTTCTGTCTGATCGGTTGCAAGCACGTCCCAATCCGGATGCTTAGCTTTAATGCGCTTACAGGTCACCGCATGTCCGCTCGCAATGTCAAGGACTGTTGGTCCTTCAACCTGATCGGCCAACCATTGGAACCTGTCAAAGGCGTTCGGAGCTCTCTTGGTATCGGAGCGATCAACATTACCGGTAAGGTGTTTCCCCTCGAATATCTGTTTCCAGTATTCGGGAGTTGAAATCTTTGGGTCGTTTGTCAACATGTCAATGTAATTTGTATTTGATTAAAACTGAATGCACGTTCTTTAAGAAGTCATCATCCATAAAGCCTGCCTTGATTTCAATGATGTCTTCCTTCTCGATGGTGAAGTCCTTCAACAACATATCGATTTCCCTGTCAAACTCCTCCTTGTCATCCAACAGCTCGTCGCTTACCTTGATGAACTGCGAAGCAACCTTGAATGCCTTAACGTTGACCGTTGAGAATTCGGGGTTGATCACAGGGGCAATCTCCAATCTCTCGTCTAAGCTTAATGCAGGAACAATCGCTAAGCCCGTCAAGGCTATAAGTGATTTCCGGATAAAGTCGTTACGTGTCATTCTTCTCGGTGGTTATTTAACTGAAATCCTGCGGGTATCGCATCATCATAAACTACATCAAACATCTCTACAGGAATGTAGGCGACCTCGAATTTACCGCTCATGAAGTACCCAACA